ACTGGGTTTGCATCTTATTTGAATTCTGAAGTGCCTCTTGGCGCCCTTGTCGAGGATCTGTCGGTTGTTTTCGTTAGAGAAAGAAACTCAAACACCTACTTAGGCGGCAGTTATCGGAATTTGGTCTTAATTGGCGACACAACACTTTCATAGGTCAATATTTATTAATTTAACAAAAGGAAAAAACAATGGCTAAAATCGCAAGAACTCCGTTTAATGGAGCAAGAATCATAACTGCTAGCATCTCTTCAGATAAAGCAATAATTCAAAAAGAAACAGGATACACCTACTTTGTAAATGCTCAAGAGGCTGTGGCAATTAACTTGGCATATACTAGTGGAGGCTCTTATCACAAACTAATCTTAAAAGAAGACTCTGCTGGAGATATTACATTAACTTTCTCTGCTGTTGTTGGTCTTTTGATAAGTGATGATAGCGGTGTTTCGGTTGTTGAAGGAACAGGAACAACAATTACAATTCCTTCAGGCGCAAAAGCAGGCACCTACATTGACCTAATCTGTGACGGGTCAAAATGGTACGCCAACGGGATGTCGGCAAGCGCAGCATTTACAATTTCATAATAGGAGAATACAATGGGAAAAAAGAAAAAAAGATTACGCTTGGCTTTAAGAAAAGCCATGCTAGAAGCAAAGAAAGCAGCATTGGCTGAGATCAAACCAACTTTAAAAGAAATGAAAGAAGAGCGACAAGAAAAGATAGCAGAAGTAAAAGAGGCTGTAAAAGAAGTTGCTGAGAAAGTTGAAGAAAAAGTTGAAGAAGCGGTAGAGGCTGTTGAAACTGCTGTTGAAGAAGTTGAGGCAACAGTTGAAGACATTGCCGAAGAAACAAAAGAGGCTGTTGAAGAAGTAAAGAAAAAGAAAACAACTCGCAAAAAGACTCGTAAAACTACGAAGAAAAAAGACTAAGTTTCTTATTTCAAACTCCTTACCCTCGGGCTTTTTGTAAGTTCGGGGGTTTGTTGTTCATTAAGACTATTTAGATAGACGGAGGATATTCTATGGCTTTCCCACCTTTAACACCAACATCTACGCAGTCCGCTATCGTTCTACCAGAAAGAGGAACAGAAGCGGATGTTGCAAGTTCATTAGCAATCGGTTTTTATTCATCAGATGCTTTCTTATCGGGGGCGGCATCACAAGTTGCCTTTACCTACAGAAGACTTGGTGGAGAAATTCTAGACATCGAACTTACACCAAAAGAGGTCTACAATCACTATGAAGAGGCTGTCTTTGAGTACTCTTACATCGTTAACCTACATCAAGCAAGAAACGCTTTAGGAAGCGCTCTTGGCGGTCCTACAGGGTCTTTTGATGAAAAGGGCGCAATAACTGATGGTGAAGATGTAGCGCTTAAATATCCTAAATTTCAGTTTGACTATGCTTTTAGAGTTGCTGATAAATTTTCTTCGGAAGCAGTTGTTGGTGGAACGGAGCCAATCTATTCTGCTTCTTTTGACACAGTCCCAGACAAGCAAGACTATGACCTTCAACAAGTTGTTGAGGACTTAGCAACGGCAGACCCAACATTACCTTGGGCTGATATGGATGGGAAAAGAATTAAAATCCGTCAAATGTATTATGTAACACCAAGACAAATGTGGAGGTTCTATGGTTATTACGGAGGTCTTAATGTCGTTGGTGACTTTCATAACTACGGCCAGTATGCTGACGATTCTACGTTTAATGTTATTCCAGTATGGCAAAATAAGTTGCAGGCTATCGCCTATGAAGATCACCTCTATACAAGAACATCACACTACTCATACGAAATCATCGACAACAAACTAAGACTTTATCCAATCCCTTCCAATGTAACGGAAGATAAGTTCTGGTTTAGATTTACGGTTGAGAGTGGAAACACTGCTTTTGCTACTGGTTCTTATGACTCAGGAACAAATGGCGTGAACAATATGAACACCATGCCAATGGAGAACTTGCCTTACGAGAGCATTAACTCTATCGGTAAGCAGTGGATTAGACGCTTTGCCCTTGCTTTATCAAAAGAAACTCTCGGTCAAGTAAGAGGCAAATTTGGAGGCAATGTGCCTATTCCTGGAGATAACATCTCCTTGAACGCTTCTGACTTGCTATCTCAAGCACAAGCAGAGCAAGCAGCATTAAGAGAAGAACTCAACAAGCAACTTGACGAGATGCTTTATGCTAAACTTGCTGAGACCGATAAAGCGATGATAGACAACACAGATGCTATTGTTGGAAAAACACCTTTGAAAATTTTTGTGGGGTAAGTAAATGTCTGATAAATGGGAAAGACCAACTCAACCACCACCTCCGATGTTTCTTGGGGAAAAAGAAAAGAACCTTGTTAAGCAAATCAATGACGAAATCATCGAAAGAGTCGTTGGACAACAAGTTCTTTATTTTCCTATCGACATGCAAACGACAAACTTTCATCCTATTTATGGGGAAGCGATTGAGAAAAACTTTTTGCATCCAATAAGAGTTTATGCTCTTGTTGAGTTCCAAGGAGTTGAAACCTCCGATATGGAGAACATCGCTATCGACAAGGCAACAAAGATCAAGGTGAACTTTCATAAGCGAAGACTTACCGAAGATCAAAACCTTTTCGTAAGAGAAGGGGACTTTGTTCGCTTTGGCGAGATCTATTATGAAATTGTTAAACTAATCGAACCAAAAATCTTATTCGGACAACCCGAGTCTAGATTTGAAGTTGGAGCAGAGTGCATAAGAGCAAGAGACGGATTATTCAATGCAAAATAAAGACATCCCAGTAACACCTTCAACCCTCGAGAACATTGATACAGCGGTTTATCGCTTTATTGATGAGACTTTAAATCCACACACCATAACAAACGATGGAAGAGAGAAGGTTAAAGTTATTTGGATGGGTTCAGAAAGAACATTTCAAGTAAAAAACGATAAAGACTTGAGAGATTCTGTTGGAAAACTTCGCCTTCCTCTTATTACAGTGTCAAGAACATCAATGTCCCGAGACGATGACTTTAAAGGTTCAGTCCAAGCAGCATACATCGGCGATGGACAAAACGGACAAGATTACATTACTATAAGAAAAGTTATCAAGCAAGACAAGACCCAGAACTTTCAGAACGCTTCTAGGAAAAAGAAAACTAAGGGTGACGAAACAGGGCCTGTTTCAACGAAAAAGATTGTTTATGAAACAATTTCAATCCCAAAACCAGTCTATCTTACTTGCAACTTCGAAATAAACATTAGAACAGAATATCAACAACAGATGAATCATATTCTTCCTTTGTTTATGTCCGATAGAAAAAACTATCATATCATCGAGAATAATGGCTACCAATATGAACTATTCATCCAGTCAGATTATGGCCTTCAAAGCAACCAAGCATCTCTAGGTCAAGACGAAAGGATGTTTACATCAAAAGTTCAGTTTAAAGTGCTTGGATATCTTAACGGAAACGACATAAATGACCTTCAGCCAGTAGTAAGAAGAGAGGAGTCAATAGTAGAAGTTAAGATCTCTAGAGAGCGTGTTATCGTAGGTGATAAAAAGCCTTGGGATAAGAACGGCGAGAAATATAGAGATTTATGACTTTGGCTTTTGGGGCGACTATTTAATAAGAAATAAGTTTTTAAAGGAGAATTTTAATGCCTACCAAGTTTGATTTTGTATCTCCAGGAATTGAGTTACGCGAGGTTGATCAGTCAGTACTTCAACCTATTCCACCTGAAGATGGGCTTTTAGTTATCGGGACTTCCAGAAAGGGCCCTGCTATGAAGCCAGTTAAGTTTAATGACTATCAAAGTTTTGAAGAAATCTTCGGTGCTCCAATGAACGGAAGAGCCGGTGGAGACCCTTGGAGAGACGGTCAATACGGTGCAGCATCTCACGCTGTCTATGCTGCTGAAGCATATTTGAAGTCTGGGGTTGATAAGCCGTTGACATTTATCCGTCTTGCCGGTTTAAACAAAGACGTTGACAATAAAGCAGGTTGGTTAGTTGATCGCTCAACAGGAACAATCGCAGCAGCTAGCGAATATAGCGGGGCGATTGGTTTGTTTGTTTCTGAG